TCTTCAACTCGGATGCAAGCACTTCGCAAGGCTTGCTCATGGGGATTAAGACGGACGAAGAAATCGTCTTCCGCGTCCTCGGGCAGATTCAGCGTTGGCTCAACCGATTCCTGCAATTCCAGTTCTCGGATTTGATGTTCAACGTACAGATTCTGCACGCCACGCATTTCAACCAGAAAGAGCTTTTCGCGATGTATCTGGAAGCGGGGCAATACGGCTACCCAGTGAAAAACCGGGCGGCGGCGATGATGGGCTTGGAGCCAATCGAAGTCATGAACATGGCTTACTTGGAAAACGACCTGCTGAAACTGCACGAAGAGTTTATTCCACTTCAAAGCTCGCACACAATGGTTTCTGGCGGAGAAGCAGGATTAGGTGGAGGGTTAGCCGGGAATAAAAATGGTAGACCGGAAAAATCACCAGATAAAAAGGCAGATGAAACCACAAGGGCGGATGATAAACCAAATGCTTAAAAAACAAATGAAGTTTTTTTGCAGGAAGTTTTTGATTTGGTCGGTAATGAATACGTTTTCTTAGATGAGTATGTGTCAAACCATGTGAAGCTAAGAGTAATTCATAGTGTTTGTAAGAGAGAATACTCTGTATCTCCTGCTAATTTTATATCAGGAAACACCAGATGTAAAAAATGCCAGAAAGAAAAAGTTTCAAGAGGTATGTTACGTCCATTCGAAGAAGTGGTAGCGAAGCTTGAAAGCAATGGATTTTCCTATGTCGAATGCCCTGCCGGTTATAGAAATGACAAAAGCAAGATAACTGTCAGATGCAAGAATGACCACATATCTACAAAATCAGTTGTAGCAGTGATGCACCATCTAGGATGCCCGAAATGCAAATCTTCTAAGGGTGAAACGAGAATATATGAAGTATTGACTACTTTAAAAGTAGAGTTTATTGAGCAATACAGATTCGAGGATTGCAGATACAAAAAACCGTTACCATTTGATTTTTGCATAAAAGATAAAAATGGAAATATCGCACTCTTAATAGAGTACGACGGTGAACAACATTTCATTCCATATCGAACAGCAGATGGAATGAAAAAATTAAAAGAAGTGCAAAGAAATGACAGGATTAAAAGTGATTATTGCACAAAGAATGAAATTCCGCTTTTAAGGATTCCATATTGGGATTTTGATAATATTGAATCCTTATTAACTGAAAAACTGTTAGAGCAAGAAGTGATTATTGGGGTTGTATAAACCTTCAATAACCACTTCTTTTCCTTTTTGAGGAGGTGAAAAAAGAACAATGAGAAAAACAATCGATTTCAGGACATCCATCAGTGATGTGAAGCAGATGGACACTTCTTTTTCCACCTGCAAAGTCCGTGTTTTATATACAGGCAGAAACCGAAATATGTCCATCATCGAGAAGAAGGCGGTGGAACAGGCGTTGCCGACCCTTTTGAACAAGCCAATCGTTGGCGAGTATTCGAAGGAGTTGGAGGACTGGAAGGGACATGGCGGTGCAATCGACATGGATTCATTCGATTTCATCCACACGACCAAGCCATACGGTCTTGTACCAGAATCAGCAACTTTCGAATGGGAAACCATCGGAGGACGGGAATATCTGACCGTCCATGATTGCTTGCTCTGGACAGGGCGATACCCCGAAGCATACAGCGTCATTGATAAAGCCAAAGGACAATCGATGGAGATTGAAGTAATCAGCGGCGAATGGGTGGAAGAACAGGAAGCCTACCGCATCGACGCTTTTACATTCTCTGGACTATGCATCTTGGGAGATAATGTATCACCTGCTTTTGAAGATGCAAGCATTTCAGCCTACTCATTAAAGAGCGAAACATTCAAATTGGAGTTTCAGGAAATGATGAGCGAACTGGAAACATCACAGAATAAGGAGGGTACAAAGATGGAAAAACTCAAAGAACTTTTGGAAAAGTATTCAACTACGGTTGAAATCTTGACTGAGAAAGGTCTTGTGTTCAGCGAAATCTCAGAAGATGAGTTGGAAGACAAAATCATCGAAGCCTTGGAAATCACACCAGACAATGGTGACGACAACCCAGAAGGCGGCGACAACCCGGAAGGCGGACAGCCGGACGGCGGTGCGGATGCTGACCCGGAAGGTGGCGACAACCCAGAAGGTGACGACCCGGAAGGAGATAATCCAGAAGGCGACGACACACCAGAGGGCGGCGACAACCCAGAGGGAGCAAACGCATCAAGCGATACCCCAGAAGGTGCAAGCACAATCAGCGATGAAGAAGTGCAGGCACTGAATGACCGTATCGCAAAACTTGAAAGCGATATTTCAGACAGAGATGTGGAACTGAATACACTACGTGAATTCAAGCTCGGCGTCGAGAAGAAAGAGCACGCTGACAAGGTACAGGCATTATTCACCAACTTCCAGATGACAGAAGACGATGTCAAAGATTTGGACATCCACGCTTTCACTCTTGCGGAAATTGAAGAAAAATGCTATTCAATCATCGGTCGCAAATTGGCTCAGAACAAAAACTTCTCGCTGAAAGACAAGGAAGAAGGTCTACGCTTGCCACTTAACAACAGCGGAGACAACAACGATGAAGACCTGCCATACGGCGGTTTAGTCGAGCAATATAAAAACAAAAAATAATCATTTATTTTAGGAGGAAACAAATAATGGCTATCGTAAGAAAAGACAAAATGCTTGCAGGTTACAACGGTAACTTGGAATCAGTAATCGTCCACAATGCATCTGATGCAACGTTAGAAATCACAAACGGATTATTCGTTACACTTGGTGATTTAATGCCGGGTGAAAGAGAAGTACACAAAGCGGTTTTGGCAGGTACTGCTGATGCTGACGTTGAGGTTTACTTCATCCACAACTCAGAGGTTATGTACGACGAAAGAAAAGGCAAGTTGGAAGACTTCCGCATCGAAGCAGGCAAGGTTGCACGTGCATACCACTTATTCCACGGTGACGTAATCACTTTGACAACTGACCTATTCGTAGCAGTTCCTGTTGTCGGCGACCAATTGGTTGTTCACACAGGCGGGAAACTTGGTTCAGACGCAACAGCTTTGGCATCTGCAAAAATCGTTTTCGAAGTAATCGAAAACTCAGGCAATGAACTGCACCCAACAATGGGAGCTTTCGCGGTAAAAGTAATCCGCAACTAATCTAATCACCTATAAGGAGGAAAAATAAATGCGTAACAACATTGTTAAAATGGCTCTTGATTTATCAAGAAACAGCGTAGCAACTAAATATTCTACAGCAGAAGTAAACGATACTCTACGTGTCGCTTTCGCTCAATTGATGGAATTGTCAACAGAAGGAAAGAACGGCAGATTTGAAATCGACCGCAAAACTTTCCGTAAGCACAAAGTCGAAATCTTCGAGATTTTAGAAGAAATCATCAACGAAACTCTTCAAGAAGGCTTGAAGTCTCAGTTCGACGGATTCGCAGAATACCGCAACCTTGCATGGGGCGACACGAACTTGTTCAAAGTTCCTGCAAACAACAACTTCCGCGTTTCACTAGTATCTGACGGTAACGGTAACATCCGTCGCCAAAGATTGCAAGACGGTTCTGAGTTCATGGTCGGTCTTGATACATACGCTATCAAAATCGGTGAAGATTTCCATCGCTTCCTAGCAGGACGCGTTCAATGGGCTGAATTGATGGGCGGAATCGCTGAAAGCTTCAAGCGTGACTTGACTCAGCGTATCTACACAGCAGTTTACTCTTCATACGGCAAATACAACTCTACCTACCACTTCTCAGGAACACTTACAGAAGACCAGTTGGTAGAGCTTTCAATGCACATCCAAGCACGTACAGGTGAAAGCGTTGCGGTATACGGAACGAAATTGGCTCTACGCAAATTAGCTCCATCTGCAATCACTGACTCTATGAACGACAGCAAGAATGAGCTTGGCTACTACGGTACTATCTCAGGAATCACTCTTCGTGAAATCGAGCAGTCACACAAGTACGGCACAGATGAATTCGCTATCGACAACAACATGGTCCTTGTTCTTCCACAGAACGCAGACAAAATGGTTAAAGTTGTCAACGAAGGGGATGCAATCATTCAGGACCAACAAGGTGGAACATCTTCTGACATGATGCAAGAATACTTCATCGCGAACAAATTTGGTGTATCCGTTATCACTTCTAAAGTGTTCGGCTTCGTCAAATTAGCTTAATCAAAAAGTAGCTAACGAGTGAGGGGTGCAACTTCTCACTTTTTAATACAAAACGAAAAAAAGGGGATTTTTTAAATGAAAAAAGACGAATTGATTCAGGTATTGGTTGATGAATACGGTTATGGCGAGAAAGATTTGCACGACAAAGAAGGCAAGCCTTATACAAATGCCAAACTGAAAGCGATGATTGAAGCAGAGAAAAGAGATGCGGAAGAGGCGGAAGTCAATTCACACCGTGTACAAGCCACGATGGGAGACCTTTTGAAAGACGACGATAAAATCCGGGTTATGAGCGGAAGTTCGGGAGCAGTAGTTTACTACTCTGAAACGAGCCGCAGACAATGGAGATTCGATGCGTTTGGTCAAATGGATACCATCCCTTATGGCGAACTGGTGACCATGAGAAACCGCTACCCTTCATTCTTCACAGAAGGCTTAATCGTTGTTTTGGATGTGGCAGTGCAAGAAGAATTCAGATTGACCGAGATATACGAGAACATTCTAACTCCGCAAAATATCGATTCGGTATTCGAGATGAAATACGATGAGCTTGAGATTTTGGTTAAGAATCTGCCGGAAGGCATGAAGCTGACATTCATTAACAAAGCACAGGAATTGTATGAGACGGATAAGCTCGACAGTCTAAGCGTTCTTCGATTAATCGAGAAAGAATTCGGTTTTTCATTGGCAGACAATACACCAGTCGACAGCTACGCTTACCGCAACCAATCCGGCGAGAAAATTATCTACCTAGACAAAAATTAAGGCGGGGATGAACCATGACGAAAGTTACAGAACTATACGATGGCTTCCTGACCAAAATTTCTGACTACAATTTTCTTTCGGAGGAACGGACAGATGCAGAAGTCGACGAGGAACTATATGGATACCTGAAAGCGGCTTGCCGGGTTTTTTCCCGCAAGTGCAAACAGGACCTGACCATTATTGAAGATGAAATGACGGGTGAGAAGACCTTCGTCTCCACCCTGACTTTCATGGAAGAAGACATCCTCATCGCCTTGATGTTGGTGGAATACTTGAAGCCTCAAGTGCTTTCAAGCGATACCATCCGGCAGAACATGAGCGACAAGGACTTCCAAGTCTATTCACAGGCGAACCACCTACGGGAACTTGGTCTATTGTACCGGCTGTTCAGAACAGAAGCGAGAGCCATGATTTCTGAATACACCCTGCAAGACATCGAGGATTGGTTCAAATGATAGAAGATAAAAAAATTGTCATCAAATTCCTGAACCGCTCCGTAGACGGAATCTACAAGATTCTGCCGCTCTACGAAGAGAAGGTCAAAGGCATGGAAACAGGTGTCGACACTTATGTCGATTCGCTCCTGTTCGTCCTTTACAGCTTGGACAAGGCGGTGCTACTTCCTTACGGCTATGAGTACGTGACGGTATTGGCAACCCTTGAATCGGTGAGAATCGAGATAGCAAAGGAGAACGGGGAGAGCGAACATGCGGTTGTCCGCCGGGAAGTGTTCAAGTGCATCAACATGATGAAGAACATGGCAGAAAAACTCGGAAAGAGTGAGAGCCATGAGCGAACATCGTGACAAGATGCGGAGACGCATGTCCCACAAAGGCGACAACGAAGGCGAATCCATCAAAAGCAACTCGACCGTTTTTGCCAACAAAAACTTTCACAAATCACCCACCTATCGGAGAATGGCTGTGAAATCCTTCAAGAATCCCGACCTGACCGAAATTGACGCCCGCGTTATGAGTATCGAACGCATGGGGGATATCCGGGAGATTTTATTCAAACCCTACGAAGGGGTGGATGTTGGTTCCTACCTGACTTTCGATGGCGACACATGGCTTGTCTATGACATGTATGGAAGCATCGAGGGCGGGAAAGTGAAAGTGACGGCAGAGAAATGCACCGAGGAACTCAGATGGCTGAATGCCGAAGGCTTATTGGAGCAGGAATATTGCGTAGCATCCGCTACCCAGCTCGGCTCGAAAGCCAACCAAGGGAAGAACGCCCTTGAATGGAACAAGTTCGATGTAAGGTTGCCGCTCGGTCAGATTTTCGTGTTCGTTCAGCGGAACCAATTGACCAAGCAACTGGCGATGAGCCAGCGGTTCATCTTAGGTAGCAACGCTTACGAAATAACAGGTATTGACGATGTCACATCGACCGATGTGAACGGCTTCGGCTTTGTTCAAATCACGATGAGCCTGACCACCAAACGCCATGAAAAAGACGATTTCGTCAACAAGATTGCACATAATGAGCCGAAGGCAGTATTGCCGCCGCTCGACGAGGATAAAGGAGGCAGGATTTGGTAATGAAAGTAGATACGATGTCAAGAAATGTTGTACGGGTAATGAAACTATTATCCATGAACAAAGCCTTGCAGATGTTGCTCGTCAATAACCAGAACAACCCGATGTCCCATCCGCTTGCGGATGAAGATGTCACGGATATCCTGAACCCTAACTCGGAAGAGGCGAAAATCCTTCCCTACCCATTTGATGTTGAAGCCACAGTAGCAGATGGCTCGTTTCTGCGGGTCTACTACAACAACGGGGACTTCCATTCGAATGAAACATTCGCGAATTGTGACCTGCATATCGATATCGTTGTCGCCAAGAGCCTCTGGCTCATCTATGACGACACCAGAAACGAATCGCTTATCAGACCTTACGAAATCATGGACAGAGTGGTGGACTTGGTCGGCAAAAGAGGAATCGGCGACGTCCGGCTGGAAATCGCAGGATTCCAACATCTCTACATCAATACAAAATTCGATTCAATCCGGCTCTATTGCAATTACACTTCGGTGGAAACCATGAAACAGAACGACAGGTGATGACTGATGGATTTCAGGAATCTCGGCGAAGTTGACTTGAAGCTCGCCCTATTGAGTGGTGACGGGATGGCACTGGATAACTTGGTTGTCCATCCTTACACCATGAAGGAAATTAGAGAGTACGGCTACGAAGATTACATGAATAATCTGCAATGGCTCAATTTGACTGTTGATGACTTCATCAAGTCGACAGACGACCTAGAAAAAAGAATCACGTTGCAGGCGGAACGCTCCAAGCTCAAGTCTTTTGATTTCTTCACTGTGCTCGGCTCCAGTGAGACGGCAGGTATTTTGATGGGATTAATCGCTATGATATTCAAGACAAAAGATGTTCGGATGTTAAACAACGGCGTAATTGCAATTGACTTCGAAAAAGTAGGGATTATCTATGAAAGCGACGAAGGCGAAACGCTCTTCGACGAAGAATGGATGGACGCCCTTCCCGAAGATAAAATAAAATTAGTGCACCGTGAAAACTTCGACGAAATTGTCAGAATCGTAAAGTTCCAGAATTTCCTGAGCAGTGCAAATATCAAGAAACAAGAGTTTAATCCTGCCAATGAAGAAGCTAGAAAGTTGGCAGAACAAATGGAACGTAATCGCCAAAAAGTCGAGGCTAAGAAGAAGGCACAGCAGGCGAATGAAAAAGGCGATGACGATGAAATCGACATCTCCGACATCATCAGTGCGGTGACTGCGAAAAGCAATTCGATTAACAAGTTCAACGTATGGGACTTAACGCTATATCAACTGTACGACGAATACTCCCGACTGGAATTGATAGACAACTACAATTTCAACATCAAAGCGATGATGGCGGGCGTGAAGGAAGTCGACCTGAAACATTGGTCAAGCAAGATTTAGATGCAAAAGTTAATGGTATAAAAAATCAAAAAAGAACAGGCGTCGGCATCGTCCGGCACTTGACTTAATTTTCTAGGAGGAAAAACAATAATGGCAAACTTACGTTATGGTATGAAGGAAGTTGCGAACGTCATCTTCTTCGACATCAACCCAGACAGTGCAACATTCAAAAAGCCAGTTCTTTTCTTGGATACGCTAAAAGTTTCAAGCATTGAAAACGAAGCTGAAACAGCGGAAGCACGCGGCGGACAAGGGAACAACAAATTGATTTCATGGGACTTCGGACGTACAGCGAACTTGACACTATCAGATGCTTTGCTTTCTGATACATCAATCGCTATGCTTGCAGGTAACGAAATGAACTCAACACCAGTGGCAGTAGTTGGTCGTGAGCAGTTGAAGATTAACGCTGACGGCGAAATCGTCCTTGCACATGTTCCAATCGACGGCACAGTCGTTGTCTACGTGTACCAGAACGGTCTTCTTGGTGCAGAACTTACGGCTGTTGAAGACGCTACCGCTACAGGCGACGGCTTAGACAAGACATTCACAATCACTGGCGGAACAAACGGTCAGTCCGTTATGGCATTCTACGAATACATGACAGCAGACGGCACATCCAACCAAATCGTATTCTCAGGTAACAAATTCCCATCTACATACCGTGTAGTCGGCGAAACTTTGGTACGTGGCGAGGACGGCGTCGACCGCAAAATGCAATTCGAAGTTCCAAAAGCGAAAATGCAATCTACGTTCTCATTGACAATGGACGTTGAAAACGTTGCGACATTCGACTTCAACCTTGAAGTTCTTATGGACGCTCAATCAGACGACAAGACTTTGTACAAAATCACTCGCCTAGACAACTAATCGGCAGTGGTGCAAAGAACATTTAGAGGCAGAGAACATTCATTGTTTTCTGCCTCTTTTTTTTGTTTATATCGTAGTTGATAAAATAGACATTTTAACCAATACAAGATATAATGATATTATACATTCAGTGTCCGCATTTGCCTAGGGAAGCCCAGGTTTTAAAGTGCTGAGACAAATGTATAAAATAATGATATAAAAGGGGTATTAAAGATGAATGAAAAAGATATCGAAAAAGCATCACCGGAGCTTGAGGTCGAAGTCGGCACCGATGTCGTCGATGAAGTGAAGGCGAAAGCAAAGGCGAAAGCGAAGCCTGCTCAAAAGTCCGCTCCAAAGAAAAAAGAAGTGAAGAAGCCGCAGAGCGGAAAGCCTGAACCGTTGAGCATGGAAGCTCTTCAAAAGGAAAACAAGGTATTGGATTTGCAGGGAACTGCCCCAATCGAAGTCAACGGGAAAATCTATGAGATTTCCTACGACAAGGTTTTCCGTAAGACGAAACAGCGTGACGTGTTGCAGGACATGATTACCTTCTTCAAACAGATGGGCGAAGTGGATGAGACGGACGCAGAATTTGCAACCGCTTACACTACCCTCCTATTGGTCAAGCATTTCACCAGTCTGGAAGTGCCGGACACGGTAGATGAATCATTGAAGATGCTTGAGGTCCTGATTGACCTAGATGTCTTCCATCAAATCCTTCTGGTCCTGCCGGAAGACGAAGTGATGAAAATCTACGAATTGATGTCTGACAGCATCAAGACCATGACGGAACGCTACAACGAAATGCAGAAGGAAATGGACCAAGCGAAAACCCAGATTGAGAATAAAGAATTGCAAGAATACATAGAAGAGATGAAACCTGCCGAAGTGACGGTGGAGGACATCGCCAAACAGGACGATGAGAAAACAGGCGGCGACCTTGCCAAAGCATCGGACGACGAGGCAGAAACTAAAGAATAAGTTGGTGTAAGGAATGGCGAATCCATTTGCATTTGACGATGAGATTTCCGCCCGCCTCGCCCTCGAAGCAGAGGGGCGTAGACTTAAATACATCGCAGTTAAACTTTGGCGTCAATACCTGAATGACTATAAGCCGTCAGTGTATGTCCGAACAAGGAAATCACAGAAGGCAATTCAATTAGGGAAAGTTGTGCGACTCGATGCCTTTACATTTGGCATCGAGTTGTCTTTTGCTAACGACCTGACGTATCACGATTCCGTCATGGGCGGCATGAAAGGACATTCCATCATGCTCATCAGTGAAGGTTGGCAAGTCAAGAGAAGTGCACGGCACGCAGATGTCTACCGGTTCGGATACTTCGAAGGTATTGACTATATCGGACGGGTCATCGAAGAGTTTAACAGCAAGCCGACCAAGGGCATCACGCTCGAAGTCAACTGGGCGGGCGACAAGTACAAGAAACAAAAAATTCAACCTAATGTCTTGAAATAGAAAGAGGGTGATAAACATGTCACAGAAAAAAATTGAACCGGTATCGGAAGAATTCTGGGAGAACGTCGTGAATCCCGAAGACAAGATGCTCATCGAAGCATTCTTGGAGCAGGAGCGATTGTCCGACAGAACATTACAGCAATACAAATCAGCACTCCGCATCTTTGCCCGGTGGGTCCATGACAACTGCAAGACGAAGCGTGGCGAACGGGCGAGAATCGTCGACCTGAAAGCACGGGATGCCCTGCGGTATCAGGACTGGCTCGGCAAGATGGGTCTGGGTGCCAGTGCCATCCGCTTCAAGCGGTCGGCGGTATCCAGTCTGTGCGGCTACATAGAAGTCTACTGGTCAGAGGAATATCCTGACTTCCGCAACATCTACTCGAAAGCGGTCAAGCCGGTGAAGAACGTCAAGAAGAAAGAGAAGGTTCCGCTGACGTGGAAAGAAGTGGAGACGTTGGCGAAGGAACTGGAAAAGAAAGAGGAATGGCAGAAACTGGCTTACCTCTGGTTCACGTATTCCACAGGGTGCAGGCGGGAAGAATCCCGGCAACTCCTGAGAGAATTCATCCATTATTCGAAAGCCGTAAACAAAGAAGGCGAAGTACAGCCTTTCTACT